GTCGATGCCGTGATCGTGTCGATTAGTGAAAGGCGTTCAATGGACATACTAGGAGTTCCTGAAAAGGATTTGGCCGTTAGGCTGCACTTGTACTGGATCTAAATTTGGCACATCAACAAATACACGTTCAGTGCGCTTGTATCCAGCCCCAAGTGGCAAGGTTTTATCGTACTGCAACTGAATCGGAGCCGCTGCTTGGATCAAAAGCTGGTCATAGGTCAGCTTTGCGTTGGCCTTGGTGTCAGGTGATACCGCCTTACCGTAAGCAGGTGCTAGACGAACCGCCAGATTAAGCACCAAAGCCTCGTTGGCCTGCATGGGCGTATCAACCTCTTGGTCGATGTTGCTGTTCTCTGGGCTAACAGGCAAAGGATACCCAATGCGGATGTTCTTGAGATACCAAGAAGCTACCATCAGATCAAGGCGCCTTAGTGCGCTCTCTAGTTGATCTGCGGTCAGATCAAAGACATACGAGGCCAGTCCGATTTCCTCGAACGCCTGCTCAATGATCTGTTTCTTGGTGTAGCCCATACTATTTAACGAGTGCTTCCTCGATCAGTTGCGCGATTTTCTTATCAGAAAACCTGCCATCAAACTTAATGCCAAGTTCAGTAGCTTTTTCTTCAAGTTCTTGGCGAGTAGGAGGTGCAATGTCATCTGCTTTGACGGCTTCTACAACTGGAGCTGTCTGCTTGGAATCAATTGCTTCTGGAAGAGAACAAAACCAACCGTCTTTCAGCTTGGCTTGCAGTTCTTCAGCGTTTTTGACGCCTGCAAAATCGTATGTTCCATACGGGCGCACATGCTTCCCGGGAACCCTGTAAACCATCGAGGGGAATTCCATTACTTCTTGAGCTTTCCAACTGGTTTACCTGCTGCAATCTTTGCTTTGCGAGCTGTGCTCAGAGCAATAGCAATGGCCTGTTTCTGTGGCCGGCCAGCCTTAACCTCTTTGCTGATATTGCTAGAGATTGTTTTTGGGGAATAACCTTTCTTCAGTGGCATACAGATTGAATACACAAAAGGGAGGGTAGAGTCAACTACCCTCCCCAGTGTGATTAAGGACTAGCCTTAGGGCTGGCCGAACAGGATGATCCCTGTCATTTCGGGCTGCTTGTTGACGACACCAAAGATCGTATCAAGGCGATAGCGAGTCTTCATGGTGTTGATGTCGTACTGCTTCTGCATGACCAGTTCAATGCCCTGGTCAGTGGAAGCACGCATCACGTTCGCACCGGCGTCCTGAGGAACCGCATAACGGCCCGGCAGGATTTCGATGGCGTCCTTCTGCCAGAAGCAGTTGATCGGAGCGGCAGCAGTGTTGAGCCACACGATGGCGCTGGTCGAAGACTTCACGTTCACCACACAGTTCTGGTACTCAGCCGTTGCGGGCGTGTCGTTCTCAGACTGGTTGGAGATGATGGGAGGGCTGATGACCAGCGTGGTGCCACCAACAGGAACGCTGATGACGCGGAAGGTCTTCAACTGACCAGTGTCCTGCTTGGTGATGTGATGCACGGCATTTACGCCAGCGATGGTGAACGCATCACCTGCCACAACATTGGTGCTGCTCGACACGGTAACCGTCTGGTAACGGTTGTCCACGTTGAGGCGCTCAGAGGTGGTCGGGGACGAGGTTACGGCCTTGGGAATGTAAGCATTCGCGCCAGACGACGTGTTGATCGTGATGCTTCCACCACCAGCAGCCGCAGTGATGCGGTTTGCGTAGTCGAGCTTGAAGGTGTCGAAGCTCGCAACCTGGCCGATGTAGGCGCGGTCATAAGCTGTCAACGCCTTGCCAGACAGCGTCTGACGACCAGCGAGGTTATTCGCCATGCCGTTGTAGTCGCGGGTGGAGAGAGCGAGGTAGCGGGAATCGAAGTTCACGCCCTGCTCATTGAAGATGGCTTCGCACTGGGCGACGTCATCAAACCCGGAGGCAGCGGAGAGACGCTTCACAACGAGCGTACCCTGCGAGGCAGCCACGTTCATGACAGCCACGTTGATGTCGGACGCCAGCTTCTGCTTGGCCGAATCACCCAAACGCTGTTCCTGAAGCGCGTCACGCAGTTCAGTCGCAGTCATGATCCAAGGAACAGACTGGTTGAACCCGATTGTCGCAGGGACAGAGAGCTGGGTGTAGTCGAAGAAGTTCGACGTCATATCAGTGCCCGCGTAGGAGCGGCTGATATAAGGCTGCGGACGCCAGATCGTGTTGTTGGTGCGTTCCATCATCGTCTGATCCGTGGTGTAGATCGAGACGTTGCGGGACAGGACAAGGGCGTCTTGGAACCCCTCAAGGAGGTTTTCAAAGGCTACCCGTTCTTCTTTACTAAATGCATTAGCCATAACTTAGGATTGGTTTTTTAACTGACGTTTGAAAGCGATTACTTTGGTCATGTCGCCGGTGCGTGACGCTTCTTCACGCAACCGTTCTAACTGAGCGTTAGACGAGTCAAGACTCCCGTTTCCGTTAATCTTTTTTTCAGGAGGAGGAGCTTGTTTTCGAGAGGTCACAGTCAATTGGGTTTCAAGTTTTGCTACAGCAAAGGCGAACTTAACAGGATCAGTAATCTCGCCCAGTTCTTTTGCTTTCTTTGGATTCTTACCCAAAGCATACACAACTATTGCCGGGTTTTGAGCACCCTGAAGAATGATTCCCTGTTGAGTAACATTCAGAGTTTCGAGAACAGTCTCCTCGGCGTCTTCAAAATCAGAAACTTTTAGTCCAGATTTAGACTGGGTATAGCCTTCCAACTTCTTTTGCCAAGATTCCTGTTCCTCCCGCTGTTTGGCTCTCTGTTGCGCTTCAGTCTCTTCAGACTTCCGCTTACGTTCAAACCAGCCAGCAAGTTCGTTCTCAAACTTATCTGAATCGTAATCACAGTCCTCAAGTGTCGGTTTCTTGCCAGCGACAACAGGATTATTCTCTGGTGCCGGTGAAACTGATTTGAGTCTTTCCTCAAGTTCGCGCTTCTCACGCTGCAACTCTCGGTAGTTCTTTCTCAGGTTACGCACCCATTCGGGCGCCTGCTTCTCTTCCTCTTCCTGGGGTGGCGATTCCCCTGCGATAGTTACTACAGTTTCGTCTCCGGGATCTTCAGTTTTCTCAGGCTCTGTATTTTCTACAGCCTCTGTTACGACTTCAATCTTATCGGATACTTCTTCTGTTGCTTTATCGTCTGCCGGTGTGGTGCTATTCATAAGTCTAAAACTATCTCAACGCAATAGAAATTAACTATTGCATCGGCTGTGCTGGCTGAGTCAAGCGGTCAGCAAGCGCAAAAATGCGGTCCTGATCGGTTGTGCTCACCTTGGAAAGCGTCTCAGTCGTCTTGGCCCGCGCCTCTTCAGCCCTAGCCACAGCAAGAATACTGTCTGCCTGCGCTTTAGAAGCCCGTGCAATGGCTTCCTCACTGGCTGCCTGCAAGTACTGCGCCTGCGGGTCAGGCTGGGCATTCTGGGCGGCTGCCGCCATCTCCTGCGCTTCTGCCTCTGTAGGCTTAAGCACACCCATCATCAGGAGCTTCTTACGGAAGTACTCGCGCACATCACTGATCCCTTCGCCTTCCATGTTGAGCATCGCCATAGCAGAGAGCACCTGGGTCATCTCAGGATCCTGAGTCATCGTCATCATGTCAGTCAGTGCCCGGACAGTGGCAAGCCGCTTAGTGGAGCTGCTGGGGCCCACAGAGACTACAACGTCGTACTCAGCACTAGACATGTCGTTTTCGTACTCGATCTCGCCTTCTTCATTCACCATAGGCTTGAGCAGTTCGATGGGCTCCATCTTGCCAGACTCGTGAACGGTCTTCATCTTGCGGCCTTCCTCGATAAAGATGTCCCGGGCGATAGACAACCAAACTTCGCCACAACGCTTCACGGCCTTTGCCATGTTGGACATGTAGATGAAGGTCTGCATGTCGAGGCGCTGTTGGATCAGTTCAACAGTCTTGCCACTCAGGTGACTGACCATCTTGTCTCCTTGCCCTGGGGAGCCGAGGATCTCTTGCATGTCTACTTCAGTTAGCTGAAGGAGAGCTGCCATAGAGGGCGGCAGGGAAGGAGGTTTAGTGTAGGCCACAGGACCGGCCACCATAGGGCTGCCGTTGGCGTCAGTAAGCGTGTTGATGAGCAGGTACGGGTAGTTCTTAAGGTTATCCTCTGCCCACATCAACTGATGGCCGGCCACCTGTTCAGGGACGAGGATCGGCTTCTCCATAGCAGAGAGCGCACTGATCTCGCCCAGCTTGGAGAGCTGCATGTTTTTGAGGCGCTGGGCGTCCTTTGCGAGCCTGACATGGCCCATGCACCGCTCGACGTTGTCAACAAACCAACGCTTCCCGTACACAGGGATAATCGGGATGTTCTTGCCGGCAATGTACCCACAGTCTTCAAGGATCTTGGCCCCAGACATGATGTACTTGCGGACCTTGCGAGTCTTCACCTTCTTGCGTCGGACTTCCTTCCAACCAGTGGCAAGCATTTCCTCTTCTTTGTCGAACTCTTCAGGCCGGAGCGACTCTTCTTTGCCGTTAAAGTCCTTGTAGATCCTAATCTGCTCAGATACTTCCTCCACCTTGTAGTACTCAGCAACGTAAACGACACTCGGCGTGTACCAGTCGAACTGAGAGCGAGTAATCGTCTTAGGCCAGGTAGAGGGATCGTCGTCGTACTCGGCCTTGTAGGCGTCACGAGTCATGCTGGTGAGCACGAAGCACCGCTTGGCGTCTGCCTTATCCTGTCTCTTAGCACCCAGATCGAAGTAAACGCTAGTGTCAGCGTCGAAGATCGGCTCGATGCACACCCGCTGCTTGTCGTCCTCAGGGTCTTCCTCGTTCTGATACTCAGTCCTAAGCCTCCACGCCCCAAACCCCCCCATTACAGCCTCTTCAAAGGCGTTGTCGTAGGCTTCCTCGGCGCCTGAGTCTTGTTCGTCAGCGCGATAAAGCCCGGCACAGGTGTCTGCCAGCTTGTCGTACTCTTCTCCCTCTTTGGAAGAGAAGTTCACTGTGATTCTGTTGTTACGATACTCGTTGATGATCCGAAGCACCGCCATGTGGATCTTGTTGACCTCAAAACGTGGCTTGTTTTCAAACTGGTCGCCAAGAGGGCCTTCCCATTGGGCGCCGGCGAGAGAGCAAAACCTGCGGTCCCCAAGGCAGTTCATGCGTTCCTGATACATCGCACCTTGAATCTGGTCGAACTCTGCGCGGGCGGCTTGGTGAATT